GCTGTGCTTATTGCCGGTGCAGTTACATTTGTTGAAATTGCTGCGTCACTTACTACAACAGTTCCTGCCGTTGCTGCTAGTGATATACCTGAAAATCCTCTTACGCGAGTTCTTCCTGCTAATACAACTCCTGTGCCAGTGCTTGCTCCAAATCCTAATGATGTATTAGTGCCTGGTTGTGCACTTACTGTCACAGAACTAATTGATTGCCATGATGTTACAGATGGTTTTGTTGTTGCATTTGGTCCTGAAATAACTTCAGTAGCTGCTACTCCTAGTGAATTAACACCTGTTATAGTAAAGTTTACTGTCGAAACATTACCTCCACTTGTAATATTTAATACAGCCACATTATTATTTGCGGGTGTTACTGGTAGTTGTCCAATTAAAGTAAATACTGCTGCAGGTGTTGCTGCTGCGGCTACATTGACATTACTCGTTGTTGCGCCCTGTCCGAATGTTTTGGCTTTTACGCCGGATACATTACCCATTTTTTATTCTCCTTTTTGTTAACGAGGGGCAGAGCAAGGCTACTGCCTATTGCTAGGTTAAGATTTCTCTTGATACCCCTCTGGTTAATTAGTTGCTGTTCCAAGGGCTAAACGGAAGCGCTTCGTTTGCTCCAGTCTGACCATTATTAGCAAATTGAGAATAATCGACAACGGTTGTCCAATCACCTGCTGTAGATGTTGCTGCACCACCACCAGTAAATATAGAACCGTAAAATAAAACGAGTCCTGCATCTGTCTGGTTAAAGTTAGCGCCTGCTACTCCAGCTGCTGCTATTTGTTGTACAAATCTCCAGTTAGTTTTTTGAACTGTTGATAAAGGAATAGGTGAATTCCAGTTAGCTGCGGCTGCGCCTGCAACCATGCCTGTACCAAGAATTGGTGAAACACCACCACCGGCTGCTAAAGTGCTACCTGCGTACATTCCGCCTGCTGCTCCTAAAACACCTGTAGCTGCATCTCCCATAGTTCCTATAGCAAATAAATCTGCGGCTGTTGTTGCTCCGGCACTATTACCATTAGTATTAATCATAAACTGCATTCTAGTTAAAGCAGACTGATAAGGTACTACACCTAGTGGTCTAGCATATATATCAGTAGTTGCTGCTCTAGTTCCTACAGAAACAGTTGCTGTTGCGTTAGGATTAGCTGCTGCACTAATATCAGTAATGGTTGCAAACAATGAAGTTGAAGCTACAACTGCAGCTGCAGCTGGTCCTACAATTCCTGTTTCACTTAATGCTCTTCCAGTTGCGTCAGTTCCTGTAATATCAAAAGTTGTTCCTGCAGAAGTTGCTACTGCACCTGTAAGGATAACTCTTCTACCCCAATGTTGTAATGCCGTATTATTTGCTGCTACACCTGTGCTAGCTGTTACTGGTGAAACTTTATAGGGAGCCCATTCTCCTGCTACTGTTTGTGCACCATTTAAATTTAAATGAAAACGACCATCAGATGGTCTTACACTTGTGTATGTTTGAGCTAATGCGATTCCTGTTGCAGCTGGTGCTGTAGGAAACATATGTCTTTGTGTTGCCACATTCCCTAGTGGATGTGTGTTTTGAATTCCGCTACTTAAAACCGAGTTTCCTGTAGCAGTTATTGATCCAGTTTTTACCGGACCAGAAAAGGTTGTTATACCCATAATAATCTCCTTTGGCTGTATAGGCCAATGTCGTCATACAGTCTCTATACCGTCTGCCTAGCCAGTCTGTACAACTATTTACTCTAGGGTAAGGAGGGCAGATAATTCCGCCCTCCTAAGTGATTTATGCTCCTGGTGTACCAAAGATACCACGCCAGTCAGACCAGCCGTAGCTGTATCTTTCTCTAGCTTTGTATCTAACGTTGCCAGTATCGAAATCCCCTTCCATAGCAGTCCTAATAGGTGCTCTGGTAAAGTGCTTTAGTCCGTTTGGCGCATCTGTTTTAATCCACCACGCGTCAGTATCAGTAAGAAAGTTATTTACAACATATCCTTCTGGTACCATTCCCATATTTTTGGTAGCGTTGATGTCATTATCAGCAGTGCCTGGACGGCCAGCAGATTTCATTAGACGCTCAGCTATAAATTGCAAGTTGACTGGAATGATCATTTTCATTCCTCTAAGAGCAATTCTCATTCCTCTTTCATCTTGCATACCAGCAATGTCAATTAACATCTGTTCTAACGAAGTTTCGTTTAGATCAGCTGCAACTGCTAGAGTGTTCGTCTGGTTGGCACTAAGCGTAGGGTGAGCTGCACTGTTAAGTGGTACTCCGTCTCCGCCAGGATTAGCTGCTGCAAATGCATTATTTAAAATGTTTGCTGCTTTCACCTGTTTAGTGTTAGCCATAGAACGCGCTAGTGCTTTAGTATAGCGAGTGCTAAGTTTATCGTAAAGATTATCCTCTACAGCTTCTTCTGTTAGTGCAAAAGCTAAAGCAACAGTCTCGTTGGTGTACCTAGCAGTGTAAGTTTCTTGAGCGTCATCGTATACAATACCTTGACCCTCAGGTTTTACAGCTGCATTGGCAAAACCGCCAAGCATTACTTCTTCTTCGAAAGCACGATCAGATGATTCTGTATCGAATATTTCTGCGTCTTGATTTTCGTATCGGTCATACTCTAAGCCAAATAGCGCGTTTAAGCCTGGTTCGAGTTCTTTGACCAACTGCATTCTTGATATTACCATTGTTCAATCCTCCTATAGGTTATACGCCAGTTGCTCGTAAGTACACTTGCTCATTGATTCTAACAATCCAGTTAGCGTTAGCTGTTAATGGATCGCTATTTTCAGGATCACGGGACATACCCACGATTCTGCATTGAGCAGTAGCTATAGCCGGAACACCACCACCGTTACCAGTAAGTACATTTAATTGACTTGCTGATTGGCCGTTGATAGTATTTCCTTGTGTAACTACGATATCAGTGTTTTTTCCAACGCCTGCTGCGGTGGCTAAAATACCATTACCTTGTACTTCGAATAACTTATTTGGATCGTCATAGACAAATGCACTGATCAATCCGCCACCTGTTGGAGTAATTCCGCCAGGGTAGTAGTTTGACCAAGTTGGTTTTTGTGTAGTAGGGTCGTCATAAAAGCAACCGTTGAAAACACCAAGACCATCGACATTACCTGCCGCTGATTGTTGAATTGTTCCGTTTGCTAGTATTTGTACAATATCACCTTTGTAGATTTGAGCTACTAACCCAGGTAATATATTGTACTCAGTAGTTCCACCGTTTTGGATGTTACTACCTAACTCGCCTACAGCTCTTAAACCAAATGGTGCGTTAATATTTACCATGATTTTTCCTTGTAGTTAAAAGTATACTTCACCCACCATGGGTAAAGTAAATGTTTGCATTAAGGGGAAAAAATCTTTTTAGGATTTCTTGCCGCCAAAACTAACTTGCGACCTGCTCGCATTGCTTACAGGCATACTAGGATGTTGGTCCTTAAGGGGATCGTTAGCAATTGCATTATCTCTATCTTGGGTTTTACCCGCAAAATATTCTGTACGCTCTTGCACGATTTCCGTTGGAATCCTTGCTAGCATTAAACCGCCAATAGCTATAACACCTTGGTATGTACCTGAATCGATATGGGGCCAGATGTTGGTATCATATTCGTCTGCACGAACAAATTCCCAACCTTCGCGTAGTCTAGCAGAAACATTTTTTTGATCTTGCTGTCCTACAGATTCGGCCCTTATCCAGCGATGGGTAAACCCAGCTGGCGCAGGTGGTGCGTCTAGTTGTGATGGTGGAGACCAGGGTTTCCTTCGAGTAGTTTTCTCTCGGGTTTCAGTCTCGCGTGATGGTAACTTATTTTTTGTATTCATATTCATATGCATTACTCCTTCACGTATTTCGCATATTCGCTTAGCGGCACACCTAATTTTTTTGATATAGCTACTTGTGAGGGTGTGAGTCTCACAACGCCTTTGCGCTTCCCTGGAACTGCCATTCTGTTTCCAGAATTCACAGCTTGAGTTGGCGAAACTTGTTGTCCAAACTTATGAGGGAAAGTCTCCTTCATGCGAATGTCTATTTCACTATAGTACGAATCGCTCTTCGGGTCAAATCCTTCTTCAACTAGTTTACGATGAATTGAGAAAGAAGTCAAGGTCATTGGTTCATCTTGACCAAACCATTCATTCTTATCAGCCCATTCTTCTGCTTTAGGATCTGGTCTTTGAGGGGCTCTTTGTTGAGGAGGTTGTTGATATTGTGGCATTTGTGGTTGTCTAGGATCAACTCCTCTAGACTCCATTTCCTGCTTTAATCTTTCCCTCTGAGCTTTATGCGATGCAGCACGTTCTTCTTCAATAGCTAAACGTCCTAATTTAGCTTGAACATCAACTTGTTTTTCTACATCCCCTAAATCCATTGCGTCTTTAAGTTCTTTTTTAGCTTGGGATATTTGTGCGTCAACACGATCTCCAAATTCAGTTACATAACCTCTGTCTAAAGCTTGAGCTTTGCTACGTAATTCTACTGCTTCTCCTTGAACTCCACGAGCAAATTCTATTGCTGCTTTTTCTCGTCTTTCAGCTTCCCTTACTTTTTTAGTTAGTTTATCTATTCTAGATTGAACTTTTTTTCCATAGTCTTCTACTTCATCTTGTGAAGCACCTTCATCAGTTCTTACAACTGTTTCTATGGCTTCTGGTTCTTCTCTATTAACTTTTACATCTGTGTCATCTAATGTGACATCAACAGATGCTCCAGTTGATGGTAGATCAACCATTTTTTCGTCAGCTTCGGCTTGCGTTTCTATTGCAGGCATATATACTCTCCTGGTTTATTTATATTGCAAGATATCTTCGGGGTCTTTTACCACGGCAATAATCTCGTCGTCATTTAATATTCTCACTTCTCCACCATCTATTCCAAATCTTGATCCTGCATAACGACCGAATACAATCCAGTCACCTTTCTTGCACCATGGTCCATCTGGAAATCTTTTCTCATCTTTGTAGCAAGCTGGTCCTGTTTTTAAAACTAAAGCCGTTACAGTAGTATAAGTTCTTTCTTCAATATGTTTATCAGTTAATATTACACCACCTTTAGTTTTACCTTGACCTTTATAGGGTAAGACAAGTAGTCTCCATCCTGTAGGTTCTGGTAATCTTTCTAATACTTTTTCATCAGGTAAATGCTCTATATCTACAGTAGCATCTTTTTGTAATTTGTTAAGAAATCGATTTTCTTTATCTTCTGCTATCTTATGATTTTCATCAGCTTCTACAGCTAAGTCTTTTTCTTCTAAAGCGAATACTCGTTTAGGTAGTACCTTTCCGGTCTTGGTCATCATTATCCTCATCTTTCTGCAGGTCTTGTATTTCCTGTTCTATTATTTGGTAAGCTTTATACTCACCAACTGCTTTAGCATAAGTGTCCATATTTGGCAACCCTGCTGATATAACGTCTTTCAAGTTTTCTTTGCGCGCCCTAAGCTTTTTTAAAATTGCCCAAATTGCGGTTATGTCTTCCACTATTTTTTCTTTTTGTGAACTTTTCCACCATGCTTCATACCTGGTTTAGATCCCGACATCATACCGTGTTGAGCACCTGGCATCATTGTACCATTTGGCATTGCGTGCATTGCACCACCGCCCATTTTTTTTACTGCTCCGCCTTTTTTATAAGTAGTAGTAGACATTTTTTTACCCGGTGTTTTTCTTTTTTCGGGTTTAGACATAATTTTTCCAACCATAGTTTTCTCCTTAAGTCGTGTTTACACTAACAATCCCATTTACGCAACGACTTATTGATTCTAGAATTAGGATCTTTAGCTGTTTTTGCACCTGTTAGTTTCTTCTTCATGCCACCCATACGAGCGCAGAATGATTTACGTCTACTACTAGTTTTAGATTTAGTAGGAGCCTTTAATGTTCCTTTTTTATAACTTGCGCGTCCTTTAGCGTTTAGTCCACCAGATTTACTTTTACCTGCTTTTCTAGTCCAAGCTTCAGTCATTATATATCAGATTTTAATTCGTGCTCGCAACAGTTGCAATGACATTCGCCACCACAACAAGAACCACTATTAGAACAATGGCATTCATGTTGACAAGTTATACAAATAGACATTATTTTTTAACCAAACTGCCGCCAAAGTAAAGTCCAACAATTGCTGCCATTAGGTGTGTATCTAAAGGAGTAATTACTATACCGGCAAATTCTCTATCTATTATCATTTCTTTTCTTTCTATTAAGAATAGAAAACCTCTACTGAATTCTGTCCAAGTTAATATAACACTTGTATCAAAAAATACTGGTGCAAATTTAGGCCACACAACAATAGATAATAAAGCTATTAGTGCTATAATTCTTCTTGTCCATTGAAATCCTGGGCTGTCATATGACCTAGCTTTTTCTATAGCTTTCATCTGAAAGCTTGCTCTAGTAATAAGTAACTTTTGATTTTCTTGTTTAGCTTTTATACTTTGTCCCCATATGGACATAACTCCGCCTAGAATACTAGATCCTAAAATAGTTATTAATTCTACTGGTATTCCCATTATATTACTAAACTCACTAATCCGCCACGTGCGTAACCTTGCTGGAAATCTTTTGGAGCGTTTGTGTTTATCATTGCTTGTTGTAAAGGGTTCATTCCTGCCCATTTTTCATTTGGTTGTCCATTAATTCCTCCGCCGCCTCCGCCGCCGCCACCGCCGCCGCTGTCAGAACCGCCACCGCCGCCTCCTCCGCCACCTCCGCCGTTGCCTCCGAAGCCGCCGTAACCATCCCTATCGTT